CAATAACGAAGATTTCATTGCTGAACTGGCGACTGTAAGGTACACGTTTACATCTAACGGCAAGATCAAGATTGAATCTAAGGATGACATTAGAAGACGGGGATTGAAATCTCCTGACATGGCTGATGCTTTTGTCTTGACATTTGCATCTGATGCCGCTACTGTGTCTTGGGGATCAAATATGTCTTGGGGCAAACCGATTAAAAGGTTGATCCGTGGCCTAGTCTGATTGCCGTTGCCATTTCAGAGCCACCTAATCCGTGGCTCTTTTTTTTATTAGCACAATATGGTAGTATTACGCAACCTATATTGGAGATTCCTATGAATATGGATGATGCCGCCAACAAGATTGGCAAAGTAATGGGCGAATACAAGCGTGGCAAGCTAAAGTCTTCTTCTGGTCAAAAGGTTAAATCCCGTGACCAAGCAGTCGCTATCGCAATGAGTGAGTCTCGTGCTATGCCCAAGCGTGGTGGTAGAACTGCAACCAATCGGAGCAAGAAATGAAGCCTGGACTCTATGCCAACATTAATGCCAAACAAGAACGTATCAAGGCTGGCTCCAAAGAGAAGATGAGAAAGCCTGGCACTAAGGGCGCTCCTACTGCCAAAGACTTTAAACAAGCGGCTAAGACTGCCAAGAAAAAATGAGCGCAGCGTGGACCAGAAAAGAAGGGCAAAACCCTAAAGGTGGGTTAAATGCTAAAGGTCGTGCAAGTTTAAAAGCACAAGGCCAAGACATTAAAGCCCCCGTCAAGTCTGGAGATAATCCACGTAGAGCTAGTTTCCTTGCAAGAATGGCAGGAAACGATGGTCCTGAGTATAAAGATGGAAAGCCAACTAGATTGCTTCTTAGCCTCCAAGCGTGGGGTGCAAGCAGCAAAGCAGATGCTAGAGCAAAGGCTAAAGCTATTTCTGCAAGGAATAAAAAATGAAGTGCCCTATCGCTACTTATGACATCAAGGCCAACTTGAAAGCCCGTAATTGGGCAATCAAGAATGTGGACTATGGTCCTGCCAACCCAGAAGAAGAAAACGAAGATTACTGGCAAAACCTTGCGGATATGTGGTCAGTATCTATTGATAACGTACAAGAGATGCGTTGTGGTAACTGCGCTGCCTTTATCCAAACACCAGAGATGCTAGACTGCATACTCAAAGGTATAGATGAAGAGACTGATGGCTATGCCAAAGATGTTCAAGGTGCTGCCAATCTAGGCTACTGTGAACTGTTTGACTTTAAGTGTGCAGGTGAGCGTACCTGTTCAGCATGGCTATCTGGTGGCCCTATCACCAAGAAGATGACCAAGAGTCAGCAAAATATGTTGATGATGGCTAAGACAGAATACGACATGGAAGAAGAGGAAGATTAAATGGAAGCCTTATTAGCATCTTTTCTTGAGTCGCTTGGAATGGGTCAAGCAGCAGTAGGTGGCTCAGAAGCAGTTATGGGTGGCGGTGCTGCCCCCATGTCCTTTGGCGATACTCTTGGTGGCTTTGCACAAAACCAAGTTAGCCAACAAATGTCTCCATCAATGGATGTGTATAACACCATGACAAACCCAAACTCCACAATGGGTGATATGGCTAACTCCGCATTTAAATACTCTTTCAATCCTAAAGAAGATGAAAAAGCTCTTATGGCTCCCCAAATGGGTAACACCTATGGTGGGATGGCTAACAATTATGTTGGTGGCATTCCTTCTCTATTACAGAATACTAACTCTGGAATCCTCCCTTATATCGGCTCTCGATAAGGAATTATATGAATAACGAAAACCCCATGTTGATGGCAGAGACTCTCCAAGGCGAGATGGAGGGGGATGAGGTAATGTCTGAGGAGCAACTCCAAGGCGTTATTTCAGCAGAAATTTATGATGCTATTTCTTTCATAGATGATGACATTGGTGGTAATCGTGCATTAGCAACTGAGTATTACTATGGTCAACCATTTGGTGATGAAGAGGAAGGCCGTTCACAAGTAGTATCAATGGATGTTCGGGATACAGTTCAAGGCATCCTACCTAGCTTGATGCGTATTTTCTTTGGCCCAGAGCGTGTGGTTGAGTTCACCCCACAAGGACCAGAGGATGTTCAGAATGCTGAACAAGCTACAGACTATGTAGACTTCATCTTCAAGCGTGATAACCCTGGCTTTAAGATTCTCCACTCTGCCTTTAAAGATGCTTTAGTACGCAAGTGCGGTATTGTTAAGTACTGGTGGGATGAGTCTGTAGAAGTTAAAGCAGAATCATTCTCGATGCTTGATGAGCAAAGCATGATGATGCTGACAGAGAATCCTGACGTAGAGATCTCTGCGGTGCGTGAGTATCCTGTGCCTGGCACTGAGCCTATGAATGAAGCTCAAGGCATTATGACCCCACCTCCTATGATGTACGATGTGGAGATCAAGCGCAGAATTAAATCTGGCAAGGTAAAGATTGAAGCCATACCACCAGAAGAGTTCCTGATTGACCGAAGAGCTAAGTCTATTGGCGAAGCTACTTTTGTAGGCCACAGGACCATGAAGACTGTTTCCGATCTAGTCGCTATGGGTTATGACTATGATGAGATGATTGATGCCGCAGGTAATGGCAATGACTTTGACAACAATCAAGAATATCAAGCACGTAATCCATTTGCTGTTATTAGTACGGCAAACAATGGTGATCCATCTAGCAAGAGTGTTCTTTATATTGAAGGCTATTTAAAAGTAGACTTTGATGGTGATGGCATTGCTGAGATGCGTAGAGTTTGTACTATTGGTACTGGTAACAAAGTTATCCGCAATGAGATTGTTGATGACCGACAGTTTGCAGATTTCTGCCCAGACCCAGAACCCCATACCTTTTTTGGTATGTGTCCTGCCGATGTGGTCATGGATATTCAGCGCATCAAGTCTAATGTCCAACGTGGCATCTTGGACTCTTTGGCTCAAGCCATCCATCCACGTACAGCCATTGTTGAAGGACAGGCCAACATGGAAGATGTGTTGAATACTGAAGTTGGTGCTGTTATTCGCATGAGAGCGCCAGGCATGGTTCAGCCGTTTACCACTCCTTTTGTTGGTCAAGCCGCTTTCCCAATGCTTGACTACTTGGATGACATTAAACAAACCCGTACAGGCATTTCAAAGGCCGCTGCAGGGTTAGATGCAGATGCTCTACAGAGTACAACCAAAGCCGCAGTATCCGCAACTGTCAATGCCGCCCATCAGCACATTGAGATGATTGCCCGTATCTTTGCTGAAACTGGTTTGCGTAAGCTGTTTACTGGCATCTTGAAATTGGTTGTTGAGAATCAAGATCGTGCAAGGATGGTTCGTTTGCGTAATACATTCGTACCAATTGACCCACGTTCATGGGATTCAAACATGGATGTAACAGTTAATGTTGGCGTTGGTGATGGCACTATTGAAGACAGAATCAATATTCTGAATCAAGTGGCTATGCGTCAGGAAATGTTGATTAAAGAAACAGGTCCTAATAACCCTGTTGTAACAATACCACAGTACACCAACACATTAACTAAGATGTTGCAACTGGCGGGTATTAAGGATTCTCAGAATTACTTTAATCAATTACCTGCTGATTTCCAGATGCCACCTCCAGAGGCTCCCAAGCCCACACCAGAGGAAACACTGGCTCAAGTACAGGCTCAAGCCATTCAAGCTGACATTCAAAAGAAAGCTGCCGAATTGGATTTAGAGCGTCAGAAAATGATTATGTCTGATGACAGAGAAAGAGATCGTATTGAGCAAGATGGTATTTTGCGTAGATATGAGCTAGAATTGAAATATGGTGTACAAATTCAAAGTGCGGAAATAGATGCCGCAATGAATCGTGACCGAGAATTAATCCGTCAACAGGCTGCAATGAATCAGACCCCTCAACAGCCCCAACCAATGATGTAAATGGACGATTTAGAAATTAACCTCGCAAGAGGAGATAGAGCTAAGTTACTTTTAGAAGATGAACTTCTAAATGAAATGCTCAAGCGAATAGAAGATGACTGTTATCGTGAGATTAGGTCTTCCAAGTTAATGGAAGGTCCTGTCAGAGAGCAAGCTTATTTGCTTTTGACAACAGTAGATATTCTGAGAGCAAAGTTACGTTCTGTTATGGATACGGGCAAGATGGCAGAAGTTGCCCTTGTTCGCAGACGGGGTAGACCCCCAAACAAATGATTGTTAAACTAAGAGGTAAGTATGTCCGATAACGCACAAGCAGTCGGTTCGATTACAGTTAATCAAGCAGCGCAAAGCTTTGCTTCCATGCTAGACGCTCAAGAGGGTGTTGACACTGGTGCAGAGGCGCAACCAGAGGAGGGGCAACCCGAATCTGAGTCTGAGGAAATGGAATCTGCGGAGCCGCAAGACGAAGCAGAGGAAACTTCTGAGGAGGTAGAAGGTGAAGACGAAGAGTCTGAGGAACAAGTCCAAAGGGATGAGAAGTTTGTTGTCAAAGTTGATGGCAAAGAAATCGAAGTCCCAAAGGAAGAACTTATCCGAGGTTATCAACGTGAAGCTGACTACACACGGAAAACGCAGAAACTAGCAGAAGAGCGCAAATTAGTCGAGTCTGAGTTTCAGCAAGTACGTGGAGAGCGTGAACAATACGCTCAAGTTTTAGGACAATTACAGCAGAAATTGCAGGAGTTTGAGCCTCAAGAGCCTGATTGGAATCGTTTAGAAGTTGAAGATCCGACTGAATATGCCCGTCAATGGACATCTCATCAGCGCAGACAGCAACAGAGAAACGCAGTACAAGCAGAGCAATTCAGACTACAACAACTGTATCAAGCTGAAACACAAAAGCAGATACAAAATGTTTTAGCGCAGGAAACTGCAATATTGAAAGAGAAGATTCCAGAGTGGAGTTCTCCAGAGAAAGCTAAAGCAGAAGGTAAAGCTTTATTGGAATATGGTCAGAATTTGGGCTTTTCCGAGCAGGAGCTGAACGGCATTACTGATTCACGGGCATTACTAGCACTCCACAAAGCGTGGAAGTATGACCAGATGATGAGTAAACGTCCAGAATTCCAAGCAAAGATTAAAAAAGCACCAAAGATGGTTAGTTCTGGTTCAGTAGGTAGCGTAAGTTCTAAATCGAGTGAATTAAATAACGCAAAAAAGCGTCTTGCACAAACAGGAAGCGTCAGAGATGCCGCATCCCTTTTCGAGAAATTTATTTAAGGAATTATCATGGCTGCTATTACAAACACCTACACCCGCTTTGACGCAAAGGGTGTACGGGAAGATCTTTCAAACGTCATTTATCAGATCTCACCAGAAGAGACTCCATTTATGAGCAATGTTGGTCGTGAGAACGTATCCAACACTTTCTTTGAATGGCAAACTGATGATTTGGCTGCTGCAATCACAACTAATGCACAGATCGAGGGCGATGACATCACCTCTTTCACAGCAGTTACAGCTACAGTTCGTTTGGGCAACTACACCCAGATTAGCCGTAAGGATGTAATCATTGCTGGTACATTGGAAGCGGTTGACAAGGCAGGAAGGCGCTCAGAATTGAGCTACCAGATGGCTAAAAAATCTGCGGAAATTAAGCGTGACATGGAGGCCACAATGTTGGCTAACCAAGCCGCTGCCGCTGGTTCTACATCTGCCGCCCGTAAATCAGGCGCTTTGTTGGCCTTCTTGAAGACCAATACAAGCGAAGGTACTGGTGGTTCTGATCCTTCATACACAACCATTCCTGATGCAGCTCGTACAGATGCTACAGCAGGTAACTTGCGTTCATTCAGCGAAGTATTGCTGAAGGATGTAATCCAGAAGGTTTGGACAGAAGGTGGCAACCCATCTATCGTTATGGCTGGTCCTGTTAACAAGCAGAACTTGTCTAAGATGGCTGGCATTGCTGGTCAGCGTTTCAATGTTACAGGTCCTAAGCCTTCCACAATTATCGGAGCCGCAGACATTTATGTTTCCGACTTTGGTAACGTGAGCATTGTTGCCAACCGCTTCCAACGTGAGCGTGATGTTTTTGTGCTTGATCCTGAGTACGCATCAGTTGCTTTCTTGCGTCCCTTCCAGACAGTTGAACTGGCTAAGACAGGTGATGCTGAGAAGCGTATGCTCTTGTGTGAGTGGGGCTTGAAGATCAAGAATGAGAAGGCTCATGGCGCTGTCTATGACTTGAACTCAACAATTCAGAGCTAATCTGAGTAACTAAGGGTGGGCTAATAACCCACCCTTTTTTTTATGACTACAAAAATCTTTGACATAAACCAAGAGATGGGGACCAAGAAACTTTGGCATTACGACAATGACAAAGATGAGGCAACCATTCAAACCATTATTGATGCTACTGAAGTAGTAGAAGCAAACAAAGAAAGATTTAATTCGTTTGATGAACGGGCTAATTGGAAGGGTGATATGCACCATGTTGCATCTATTCCTATGGCTTTGTATTATCAAATGAAAGCTGAAGGAAAACTTGATGACCAAGCTTACATGAAGCGTTGGTTAAATGACCCTGATAATCGTGCATTCCGCACAAGACCTGGAGAAGTTTAATGGATAGTAAGACCATTGGAATTTTGGTTCCAACACGGGATTTTGTTAACTCTGGATTTGCATTAGATTTAGCCAAACTAGTAGG